GATACTTAATACCACTTGCATTAACGAAATGATGTAGTGCTGTGTTTCTTCCAGTAAGAGTAGTATCCCCTAATTGAGCCCAGCCACCTACTTTTTCAGGTGAACCGTATCTAAAACGAACATAATCACCACTAACCCATTGACCCTCGCCACCAGTTGCCGTGACTTGTTTATTAAAACCTGGTTGAAATCTTAATTTTTGTAACATAAACCCTTTATATAAGTTTTTTTAATTTTTGGTAGTCCTATATTTTTATAAAGAAGGCGGTAAATTGGTATGTGGTGGTTCACCGCCCTCATTATAACTATATTATCTTTTAAACCAAGATGGAAGTCCTAAATGTAGACGTTTGTCAAACATATTATCCTTTGCACCTTTGGTTTTACGATTATTATAGTGTAGAAAAACTTGTATACATTCTTTACCTTTAAATTTTTCTCTCCAATGTTCTAATTCACACCCTCTATAAACTAACATATCTCCTGGTTTAAGATCAACTTTAATGCCTTTCATACCTTCTTTACCAGAGGGCTCTAAATATATCGGCCAATCATCACCACCTAAATTCATAGTAGTTGATATTTCACAACTAAATCTATCTTTATGTCTTTTAAGAATATCGCCTTTTTTATAAATTCTAGCATAAGTGTATGCAGGATATAATTTTAATTTTGTAGTTTTTTCCATTATTGGTTGACATTTTAACATTAAAGTTTCCATGGCAATGTCAGAATAACTTGAATAAGTATTAGGCATTTGCTCGTCCTTACCTTCATAGTATCCAAGTAAATTTTCAAATGGTGATATGTATCTTGTTTGCCTACAAGTATCATATACTTGTTTTTTCATAACAAAATAATTTGCAACAAAAGTTGCTAGATCTTTTGATATTGCTTTACGAATAATTATGTATTTATTTTTTTTAAACATCTTTAGCCATTTCTTTCGGCACAGCTTGTATGTTCCAATGTATAAATCTAAATGGTTCCTTTCCATGATCTACTGCGTATTCATGTTCCATGTACCCTGGAAATATAATTAATGTCCCTGGTTTAGGTCTCATATGCACTAATTCTGTTCCAGCTAAAATGTCTTCTTTGTTGTTTGATTTCATTCTTAGTTTGGTACATCTTGCACCAGTCCTTGGTTCATGAAATATTGGATAAGAAGTTTTATCACTGCATTTTAAAAAATAAAAACCTGATACATGTTGATTCCAATGCACGTGTGCTGAATGATGTCCTCCACCTTTTTTAGCAAATTCTTGAACCCATAATTCAGAAAACATAGTTTGATATTGTGACATGTCATATCCCATGTGATCTAAAAATTCCCAAGATTTTTGACCTATGTAATTTCTAAAATCTAAAAAATCATTGTCTAATGTTAATGGTGTTGAATGATAACTTCTTCCAAAATCACCATACTCTTTTATATATTCTTTTTCTTTTTTACGAGCTTCGACAATATATTTATTACTAGCTTTATTTAAAGTTTTTAAAAACTCTGGTCTGTGCTCTGACCAGATTGGTGTCCAAAAATAATTATTTATATATATCATTTTAAATAAGTTACCCATCCTGTTATAATATATTTTTTTTCTTTTGGCGCATTAATCCCTTGATGTAGGTGTGTCCATCCTGCTGGCCAAATATAAAAATCACCAGCTTTAGGTTTAGCAATATAATTTTGAAATAAAAACTTTGTGCCTCCTCCACGTTTTATGTTATTTAAAAATATCATAAAAGCAAAAACTCTATTTAAATATTTTTCATCACCGTCGTTTTCACAATGAATTTTTTTATAGTAATTATTAGGTTCATATTTCATAAGTTGAATAGATCTATTTAATGCCCATTTTCGTATACGTGTATCAATTAAAGGATATGCTTTTTTAAAATTTTCTATAGAGTCAAACAAGGTTTTTCCAAGGTTAAAAAAATCTTTACTGTTTCTAATTTCTAAAGTTATTTCAAGATCATCAAGTTCTTGACTGCCTGCCAATCCTGGTCTAGCTTTGTCTATATTTTTTTCAAATAAATCTATAAGTTTTTTACATGAAGTTTTAGAATAAGCTTTAGGTATTTTATGTATAAAATTCATTTAAATGGATGTCCTAAGTGCCATACAACAAGAGAGTATCTAGTTCCTGAAGTTACGGGTTTAACCCTGTGCCATACAAATGAAGGAAATATAATAATAGAACCTTTAGGTAATATTTCTTTACATTGTACTCTGTGTCTTGATTCATCTCGCATATGAGGATCGTAGTTTCTAAAATCAAATTCTAACTCCCCTCCGTTATATTCTGAACCATCTGTCAACTGACAAGTCATAGATAATTTTCTAACTTTCCCATGATCTGGTGAATTAGGTTTGTCATAAGGTTTATCCCAACCATCACAGTGCCAATCATAGTATTGATTTAATTTATATTTTGTAAATTGACAAGACTCCGATCTATCCCAATCAAAGTTCCAACCTGCATTTTTGTTTGCTTCATGTACATATGGATGTAATTCTCTGTATATCCAAGTATCATCTAACCAAACAAGATCAGAATTTCTTTTTCTTTTTAAATCTTTTACTTCTTCTTTATTTAATTTTTTATTACCATAACCACCTGTTCTAGCCATAACCTCTGATTTAGATAAGCCATATTCAATTACTTCATCGCAAAATCTAGGTGTAAGCGCTGATTTAAAATACCAATAATAATTAGATATATTCATTCGTAGTTAAAATTTATTACAATTCTTATTTTTTTATCGGTGCAAGATGATCCAGAATGTTTAGTTTTAGAATTAAACTCAATATACTTATTTTCCTCACTGTATATTTTTTCACCATTCTCAAACTTAGTATAACCGTTACAGTTATTTATATAAAAAATACCTGTTTTACCTTTTAGTTGATCTGTGTGCATACCGTGTTCTATATTTTTATTTGTTTTACCTAATAAATTTGCTTTAACTTTATTTAATTTTTTATATTTTATTTTTGATAAAATTGGTTCAATAAGTGTCATTTGTTCTTTAGAACAATTTACTTGTTGTTTAGATACAAAACCAAATGTAAATTGAAAAAAACTATCTCCTACACTCACCACTCCGTCATTATAATACCAAGGCATTTGATCAGACATTATAAAAGACTGAAGTGTTATAAATTTATCTTGAGGTAAAAAATTTTTATGAATATTCATAAGTTATTGTCTGAATAAAATTTAAAGAGTCTTTTTGTTTATTGGTAATATAATAAGAATTAATTGATGGAAACATTACAAATTTATTATTTGTAAGTTCTATATTCCAACTTCTTCCTTTCCTTCTGTTATCATCATAGTCTATTGTAACACTACAGTCTTCAACTTTAACTCCATATAGTAATGTAAAGTCTGGTGAATGACGTAAATCTACAGGATCAACATTTAATAAAGGCGTAGTAATTTCGTTGGGTTTATAAAAATTTCCCCAGGTTTCTTTGTTAACTAAAGAAATTTTATGTTTAACATTTACATAATCTTTAACGTAAGTATTTAACATGTCCCAAACTTTAGAAAATTCAAATTTTGAATTTTTTACATGTGATACAAATATGTCTAGTGTTAATACGTCTCTTTGAATTTCAAAACCTTTAGGCATTGAAACTTCACCATAATATAAAGCTACTTCAGATAATACTTTCTTTTGCATACCACTGAAAAGTATATACTATGCTTTTGAATTCGTCAATATCCAACCGTTGTTATTATCTGCTTGATATTCAGACTCATTCCAATGATAAGACCATGCATGAGTATTAGCATTATTTTGAGATTGTTGTTCACTTGATAGTGCTGGTGAATTTCCTAGAGGTGATTGCCATTTAGCAGTTGAGTTATTTTTAGTCCAAGAACCGTAAGGTTGTGGAGGCCAAAAAATTTCATTTCCTGAATCCCACGTATAACCTATTGCTGCATAATTTCCTCTAAATGCTTTAGAATTATCACCAGATGTGTGAGTATTATTTATGGTATTGTAAGAAGTTTGTATCCATTTGTTTGCAGGCCAATTATTGTGTGTTTGTAAATACTGTTGACCCACTGATTCTGTTTCAGCATTTTCATCATTTAACATATCAGAATTGTTAAGTCTTACAACTTGTAAAACTATATTGCTGTTATCTATTTTTGCAAAGTGTGCCATATTTTTCCTTATTGGAATTGATACCTTATTATAACAATTCCTGATCCACCTGCAGCTCCTGATGAAGGAGCTGGAGATTTTCCTCCGCCTCCACCGCCGCCGCCAGTGTTTGTTGTTCCTGCTGATCTGCAAGCATGACATGGAGATCTTCCGCCAGATCCGCCACCGCCAACGCCAGGAGTTCCCGCAGTTCCAGGTTGACCACCACCATCAGATCCGCCGCCACCACCGCCAGCAAAATATCTTGTTGAACCAACTGGACCAGGAGTTCCATAACTTGGGGCAGGGGGTCCCACAAATGCTTCAGCTACATATGATCCGGCTCCACCATTTCCGCCAGTTCTTGCAGTGCACGTAGTTCCGCCAGTGGCACCGGCTCCACCGCCGCCTCCACCATTAGTGCTTGCTACACCAGCATCATAACCTTTTCCACCG